CCTACTTCCGACCATCGACCCGGTCTTCGAGTCACAACCCACTCGAGGGGCTCAACATCTCCTCGGGGTTGGTCATCATCGACGAGGCCCAATGTATCCCGAGGGAAGCGGCGACCAAGGCAATCGGCAGAATCCGGACGGGTGATCCATGCATGGTGATCGCCGGTCTGCCGGTCGCGCCTTGTTGGTGGGTCGATATGGCCGAGGGTGCCGGGTGCCGGCCGATCTTCTATACATCTCGGGCGAACCCTCATCTCTCGCCGGAATGGTTCGAGACTGCTCGGGCGACGTTGACCCCTGACGAGTACGACTCGATGATCATGAACCGGCCCAAGCCTCCGAGCGGGTCGGTGTATCAGGAGTTCGGCGAGGCGAACATCGTCGACGGTTGGCAGTACCGACCCGAGCTCAAGACCCGGGTCGCCATCGACTTTGGCTTGAGGCAACCTTGCGCCGTCTTCATCGCCCACGATCCCGAGCTCGGGGTCGATGTCATCTTCGACGAGGTCGCACCTCGAGACGTCACCCTTGATCAGTTCATCGAGGCCATCCTCGCCAAGGCATGGCCGAGGGGGTCAGCCGAGCTCGCCGACGATGATCGGATCTGGCTCGATGAAGCGGTCGGCGACAAAGCCGGCCATCAACGATCCGACCGGACCCTGACCTCATCCATCCAAGAGATGAGGCGGCCGGCGCCAGATGGGATCGGACTGCCGATCCGAACGACGACCGACGCGACCCGGGTCGACATCGTCAACGGGGTTCAGCGATTGAAGCGCGCCTTCCATCATCGGAAGTACGTGGTCACCCGTCAATTTTATGACGAGGGGGTCGGGCGTCGAACATCATTCAGGCGAGCGCTCGAAGGGTACCGTTGGGATGGCACCGGGCTCAAGCCAATCAAGGACGGCTCCGAGCATGTGCTCGATGCCCTTAGATACGACTGCATTCATTACCATTGGGGTGCTGAGGTTCAACCCCTAACTCACCGATCTCGTAAGGGGTCGATCAAACTAAGGACAAGATTTTAATGAGTATTCTATGGAGGAATTGGCCGGTCCATAATCTGATCGGACACCCGATCAGCGAGATCGCCTACTGGATTCTTTGCCTAGGGTCAAAGACCCGGGCGACCGCGGCGAGTCGGTGGATACATGATCAGACACTACCGAAGAATCGAGGCGAGAATGTATAACAAGATCGTGATAGTCGGCAACCTCGGGCGGGACCCTGAACGGAAGGGCGGCGACCGCGGGCCGGTCACCTTCTCGGTCGCCACCTCGGAGCGTTGGCGGTCGAATGAAGGTGAAGACAAGGAAGAGACCCAGTGGCATGAGTGCACCGCCTGGGGGAAGTTGGGCGACGTATGCCTTCAGATCCTGGCGAAGGGTGACCGAGCCTTGGTCGAGGGGGCGCTCGAGTATAATGAGTATGAAGGGAAGAAGTACGCGCGGATCAAGATGAGGGAGATGAAGAAGCTCTCACCTCGGAGGGAAGGCGGCCAACCCAGTCGAGGCAGCTGGGGTCAGGCCCAACCCGATCAAGGTGGATGGGGTCAGGCTCAGCCACCGGCCCAACCTCAGCCACCGACCCAACCTCAGCCACCGGCCCAACCCAATCAAGGCGGATGGGGTCAGCCTCCGCCCAATCAAGGCGGATGGACCCAACCTCAGCCACCGGCCCAACCTCCGATCCAACACAAGACGAGTCATGTCGCCCAACCGACCGGCGACGACCCGATCCCATTTTGATGAGCCTATGTCTACTGGCCGCCTTCCTCAGCTTCGAGGTTCACGCGGGCAAGTCGGTCACCGATCAGTCATCCACCTATCAAACTAAGTGGGCGCTGAACTCTTTGGGCCGGTCGGTCGCCGAGTGCACCCGACTCTATCGGATAGCCAAGCGTCGAGGTCTCGACGTCCATTGGGTGATCGCGACTGGGGTGGTCGAGTCGGGTCTCAACCCAGACAAGGTCTCGTCGAAGGGGGCAAGGTCGTCGATGCAGACCTACCGGAAATATTCAGCTTGCGGCGACTGCCATCTTCGGGAGAGCGGGGCGATGATCGCCGATTGGCTGGTGAGGGACTACGGCCATTGTGACGGCGCGGCGAGGTACAACGCCGGGCCGAGGGGAAGCTGTGAAGGGGTCGGCGGCGACTACGCCCGGCGGGTGATCCGGACCTACCTCAAACTGATCGAGCATGAGCTGGGGAGACTCAATGCAACTAAACCTATTCGACTATCGAGACCCTGACCCCGAGCCAACGCCGGAGCCAGTCAGGTCGAACCTCATACCCTTTCGACCGTCGCTCTCGGTCGAGCTCTTCGGCCCGGGCCGCGTGGTCTCGGCAGCTCGCGACGACCTTCGGCGCCGGGTCGACCGACTGGTTGATCGGGTCGGGTGTCGAGCCAGCCTACCGGCCGACCCGAGCTCGGTCGGGTCAATCGTTTGGCGGATGGCTTGGTCGCGGATGACCTCGACACCTCCGCCGGTGCCGGGCTCGCCGGTCTGGCTCGCCGCCAAGTCTCGCCGCTTAATCTAACTTGCCGCCGGCAGGCCGAACACTCTCAGCCTGAATGAACGGTCGGTCGGCTCGGGGGGGCGCGTGCCCCCCCACTTTATTTAGGAGGCTAGGCGATCACGCCTAAACCGGAAGCGACTTCCTATTTGAAAAGGTGGACATGTGTCCACCTTTCGTCGAAGATCTAGACACACGCGTCACGGGCGGGCCGGCACGTTAACCAAGAAAGGAATCTCGATAGAGTCGTGTCGGCATGCCCTGACTTTGTCCGGTGACGAGTGGTCGGATCGTCTTAAGACTATAGCCCTATTCCTCGGTTAACCTCGGGGCGAGCTTTGAAGGGGTGGGCTCCCTACTCTTCAACTTCAGGTCGAAGGAGCGGGCGGACGGTCGGAAGGGGAGAGACCTTGATCGGTCGGCGGGTCGACTCGAAGAGGATGAGGGGGGTGTCATCATCGACGCCAACCTCGAGGCGCTTGATGGTCCGTTCGAGCTCGAGTACTCGCTTCTTCAAGGCATTGTTGCGCCGGCTCAACTCGGTCAGCGCCTCACCGATCACGTTCTGATTCGCCGCGAGGGTGTCATAGGTCTCGGCGAGCTGACCCCGAGTCGCGTCGAAGCGTTCGGCGGTGCGGTCGGCGTCGGCACCTTGCATCGATTGGAGTGACCCAAAGACGCCGGTGATGACCGCAGTGATCAAGGCGGCCCGGTGGCTTGTGCTCAACGGCCGGACCGGTTCAGCGATAGTGTCCTCAGAGTTCACAATCGGCATGCTATCCCCTCGGAGGCGGCAGGAAGTAACGGCCGACCATCTCCCAGAGACCGACCGCGGCGGCGCCGAGCACAAACCCGTGAGTGATGGCTGTGACCGGCGGCCGACCCGCGGCGAAGACCGTGCCAATGCTAAACAAGATCCCAAGTGCCGGCGCGATCCATGGGGTGTATTCGGCCGGTACATTCCGGAAGGCTTTGAGTCGACGGGCGCCGAAGACTAAGAGCATAAGGAAGAGGCCAGTGGCTACCCCATACTTCTTCTTCCGGAAGGCGTTGACCATCAAGGTCGCGAGGTCGAAAGCCTCGGCGGGCGAGCTGATCTCGGTCCGACCTTCGGGGGGAATGGGCGGGTCAGCCGATGCCGAGATCGGCATGAGAAAGAGGGCGATGATGATGGATCGGAAGATCATTATAAACCTCTCGTCAACAAATGGATTGAACTACTGAAAAAATATTTATATATTATATCACAAGATGGTTGACAACCCTTGGCAAAACTGAACGGCGCATCAATGGGATTCTTCGATTACTTCAAGCGGAAACCACGGATCGCGCCCTACCTGCCGGCCGAACATCCGAACTATCGGGTGAGGGGTAATCGAGGCACCGTACTCTCGGGCGGCCGGATCTCTGGGATCGAGCAGAACCCCGAGGTCATCGGGGTTAACTGGATCACTGAATGCCAATCGATGCTTCGGACTGATCCGATGGTCGCCGTCAGCTGGCGGCTCATCAAGCAGACCCTGCTCTCGGCCGATTGGGAATGGATACCAGGCGACGAGGCCGACCCGGTCTCTCGGCAAGTCGCCGACTATGCCAACCAGTCCTTCGGGTTCGCTGGCTATCCCGGCGAGATGTCGGTGAGCTGGGAAGCTCAGCTTGATTACCTGCTCGAGTATATCCCATATGGATATAGATATGCCGAAGAGCTTTACAGATACGGTCACGGCGAAGACGGCGGCCGGGTCTGGCTCGAGCGGTACGCCGACCGAATCCCGGCAGCTCACCTCAAGTGGCTGTCGAGAGATGGCCAGACCCTTGACGGTGTTCAGCAACGGCTGACCGGCACCGCCGAACCACCCGACCCTATCCCGGCGAACAAGCTTCTTCTCCTCACCCATGGCCGCGAGGGCGCCAACTTCGAAGGGTGCGGCCTACTCCGGCCGGCCTATTGGCACTACCGATCCAAGCAGCGGATCTCGAATCTACTTCAGATCGGGGTCGAACGTTGGGCGGTGCCGACCCCAGTGGTCAAGGTGAATCGCGAGGCAGCTGAAGCCGGAGGGTACAACCAAGAACAGGTCGAAGCGTTGATCGACCAGGCCGAGTCTCAGGCCCTCGCCTACGTCTCGGCCGAGTCATCCTACCTGGTCGAGCCGAGCGCCGTCGTCTCCTTCGAGAGCTATGGAGCCTCGGGCGAGTTGAACGTCGGAGGGGTCGAGGCGGCTATCGCCATGTGTGACACCCAGATCGCGACGTCGATGATGACTCAGATGATCAACCTCGGAGTCACCGACACCGGGTCGAGGTCGGTCGGCGAGGTTCACGCCAACCTCTTCAGAAGATCCTGTGTCAATCTACTCGACACAGTCTCGAACGCGGTCAGCGGACCCGACCGGGCCGGAGGGGGCACCATCGGCCGGCTCGCCCGGTTCAATTTTGGTGCTCACATCCGGCCGGCCCAATTGCCTCGGCTGGTTCACACCGGGCTCGACTCGGATCAGCTGGCCGAGTCTCTCATCAACCTGCCGGCGCTGGTTACCGGCGGACTGCTGACACCCGACGACGAGCTCGAGTCAGCGATCCGACAGCGGATCGGGGTGACCTCTGAGCTGACCGAAGAGAATCAGCGGAGCGCGCTCGAGCGGACCTCGGCGGGCATGGGTGCCGGCGCGGCGCCGACCGCACTCGCCGAGCAGTACATCAGATTAAGAAGGGGGTTGAAGCATGCCTCTACCAAATGAACACAGCGCCAGACAGCTGCCGCCCAACCAGTTCGACAAGGTCACGCTGAAGCGGCGGACCGGCGACGGTGGGATCGTCATGATCGTCGGCCGATTGGCATCAACTAAGAAGTACGCGGTCCAGACCGTTCGATGCGACTCGACCCGGTTATCGGTCGGCGACTTTCGGCAGTGGCTAGTCGGTCACAACTACCGGACCGATCAGATCGTCGCCGCCAAGAAGCTGTCGGAGATGAAGGCGGTCGCCTACTCCGAAGTGGTCACCGGCGACCGTGACCTCGAGGTCGTCGTCGACGATGACCTGTCGGTCGGCAAGCCCTTCAAGACATTGGCTTGCGGCCCGATCTCATCGAGGATGACCGGCGAGGAGATCGGGGTCATTACCCCCGAGCTGCTCAAAGAGCTGGTTCGGGTCTATCACGACCGACGCGACCTCGACCCAGTCATCATCGACTGGTGTCATGCCTCGAGTGATGACCAGGCGCCTATTGAAAACACTATCTCACTCGGTCAGATCGTTGACATGTATATCGAGGCCGACTGCCTTTGGTGCGTGCCGGCCTATTCTGATCGGGGCCAAAAGTTGGTCAGCGAGTCGTCGCCGCTCTGGTCTAGTCCGGAGTTCCTTCAAGGCGACGTCTATGATCGACGAGATGGATCTCGGGTCGGCAACGGTCAGATCCTCGCCATCTCATTGACACCGAGACCGCAACAAACGGTCGACAAACTAACCAAGATCACACTAAGTGAGGGACCTATGGAGAATGAGAACATGGCGGCCGGGGCGAGCGATGCCTCGGAGGTCGAAGCGATCCGAGCCGAGAAGGAAGCCTTGGAGGCTGAGGTCGAGCGACTCCGATCTGAGCTCGAGTCGATGAAGGCTTCGGCGATGGCCGAGGGCGAGACCGCCGAAGAAGATGAGAAGGATGAGGACAAAGTCGAAGCGGCCGAAGAGGTCGTCGAGGAAGATGAGGAGAAGGAAGAGGTGAAGCTTCGCGAGCGCATCCTACTCTCCGAGCAACAAGGCCAGATCAAGCGGCTAAGTGATGAGCTCGCGAGCATCCGCCGAGACCAGAAGGCGGAGCGCCGGCAGGCGAAGATCCGACAGCTCTGTGAGCTCGGCAAGATCTCACCCGCCGAGGTTGGGTCGGCTGAGCGCCTATACAATCTCGACCGGAAGTTGTTCACCGAGATGTTTGAGACCCGGCCGGCGAACAGCGCCGTCAACCTCTCCGAGTTCGGTCATGGGTACGGAGCTCCCGAGCAACCGACCCGGGCCTCGGTGGATAAGAGTGTCAAGAAGTTGGCAGAAGACCGGTCGGTTGACTACGCGACCGCGTTGAAGTTGTACCGAGAGAATCATGCCGATGAGTACCTACAGGCGATGAAGGGAGGTCGGTAAGATGGCCGGTCAAAATGATCACAGGGTAGAGCGGACCTCTCTATGTAATGGAACCGTCGGCGAGTTCAAAGTCGTCAAAGGGGTCGCGGATGGCAAGATCGAGCAGGCGACCGCGGCGACCGAGCAGTCGGTCTGTGGAGTCGCTCAGGTCTCAGGTGTCGCCGCCGATAACATCCGGACGGTAGTCTTCGGGATGACCACGGCCATCGCCGGCGCCGCCTTGGATTCAACCAACGCCGCCGACTTCAATCTGATGGTCGATGCCCAAGGGCGCCTGATCACTTGGGCCGGCGGCGCCGGCACCGAGTACTGTGTCGCTCAATGGGTGCCGAGTGCGGCCCAACCAACTGCCGCGGCCGACGATCAGATCTCGGTCATGTTCACCGGCACCATCGGCCATCGGGCTTAAGGAGTAGATCATGCCAGGTTATTCATCATTTCATCCAGTCGACGAGATCTTATCGTCGCTGGCTCTTTCGGCCGTGCCGAGCGACAATCAGCTGATTGCCGATCAGGTACTCGAGCCGATCAACATTCCCGAGCGAAGCTTCACCCTTCTCATCGAGAACACCCGAAACTTCATGGGCGATGCCTCGAAGGGTGCACTTCGGGCACCGGGCACACCTCGCGAGCAGATCGCCTCCTTCGCCCGGACCAACACGACCGGCAAGGCCAACATCTATGGCCTCGAGGATTCCATTCCGATGGAAGACATTCGAGACAGCCAGTTCCCTGGATCTGAGGAAGAGCGACTCGCCCGAAAGGTCGGCCGAGCTCTGAAGATCAAGAAGGAGAAGCGGGTCGGTGATTTGCTCTTTTCCGCCGGCACCGGTTGGAACACAACCAACATCGGGGTTGTGTCCACCGCTTGGAACGTCGCCGGCGGCGAGCCCCTGACCGATCTTCAAGAGGCATACGACCGCGCCTTCGCCGGCGCCCATGGCATCCCCCCCGATACCTTGGTCATCGGTTACAATGCCTTCAGGGCCATCTGCCGCAACCCAGAGGTGAGGTCATACGTCGGTTCAACTGCTAACGGGTTGGCCGCGGGCAATCAGATCCTGACTCATGAAGCGGCGCTTCAAGTGCTTCGAGATGTGATCGGCGTGCCCAACGTCTTCTTCGCTCCGGCCCGATACGAGTCAGCTGTGCCGGGTGCGGCGAGCTCCGAGTCGTTCATCTGGAACAATGAGTCAGCTTGGATCGGCATCCTTCGGGGTTCCGACGCCATCGTCTCTTCGACCGGCGCGGTAAAGCTCATGCCTTTGGCGATGGCCGACTTCCAGTTCGAGCCGACCAAGGCGGGCCAATACGATTCACTTGATCTCGTCAACCGGTTCGTCTGGGCTGAAGAGTCTTGCACCGAGAAAGTTCTCGACACCAACTTCGGCGAGCTGCTGACGAATACTCTGTGATGGATCATGGCGTGCACTTGCGGACATACGATCAGACTATCCGAGACCGGAGATCGGAAGGCGAGCCGAGAGCTCAGTCAGCAGATCCGCAATGCTCGCAACCCTGCCGAACGTGATCTACTCACGTCTCAACGGGCGATCCTCGACAGCGAGATCAAGACCACCCAAGTCTTCCGATCATCGGTCGAGGATGCCCGGCGATCAATCGTGTCCAACCTCAGATCATTTGAAGGGCAGCTGCCTGGCTTGCCCCGAGACGAGATCCGCCGGATCGTCCGCGAGTCGGGCCTCGACCAAGCGATGCTCGCGACGGTCGAGACCGGCGTCTCATCGATGCTCCCACCAGTCTACCAGAGTGTATCAGCCGGGGTCGGCGACCTCGATGAGCTGATGAAGCTGAAGGTCGAGGCGGTCGACTACACCGAGACTCAAGTGCTCGTCGGCGACACCATCGGATCACTCTTCGAGGATAAGGTGTTGCCTACCTTCGAGGGTACGATCAACGCTCACGTCGCCAACGCTGATTTGACCGGAGATATCGCCGGAGCTGTCAACAATATCGATGCACAACTAGCCCAAAACATAACGACACTGGCCACTGAAGCGAGGACCAAGGCCTCGGCCTTATCACGGGCCGCGACTCAGATGAGCGCTCGCCTCGCCGGTCTCACGTCTCAATTATATTCCGGAGTGGTCGACGGCCTGACCCGGCCCTTCTGTCGGGAGGTCGTCGGGTTCGTCTTCACCGAAGAGCAGATCACTCAGCTCGATAACAATCAGAACCTACCGGTCGCCATCTATGGCGGTGGCTACAACTGCCGGCATGGTTGGGCACCGATCTCGGAGGGGATGGCCGAGCGGCTCGGCAAGCCAAGGGCCTCCGATGATACGATTGAGAACGCCAACAAGGCCGCGAGGAAGAAATGAAGATCACCAAGATCCCTGTCAACTCGACGACCACCCTCTTCAGGTGGATCGCCGCCGAGCCAATCGATGGCACGCCAACGATCACCTTCAAGATGACGGCCGGCGATCAGTCACCGGTGATGACCGTCCTCCACTCGGCGGCGACGGTGACCGCCATCGGCAACAACCGATCCGAGCTCACCATCTCGCCGGTCATCGCCAACTTCGCCGGGCTCTCGGGCCACTGGGGTCAGGCGTGGCTTGAGACGGTGAGCGACTCGGCCTATCCGGTGCTGATCACTCGGGTCGCCGGATCGACCGCTCACCTCGCCGAGCCACTGCCTCGAGGGGTCGACCTCGCGGCGACCGCTTCACTTGAGTGGGCGACTTGGACCTGTACCCCCGGCGCGGCGATCACCGGCACGCTCGGCGCCTATACTTGGCGAGTCAATTATGTGTCGAGATCTGGCGCCGATGCACCGTCAACATCTCGACAGGATGACGGGATCTTGTCGGTCGTTCGCCGGCCCTTCAACGTTGGCTTAAGTCATTATGACCTATGCGCCTTGGTGCCCTCACTCGCCGACATGGTCCCGAGACGCCAGCAAGACTTCAACCCTCAGATCAACCTCGCCGAGGATGAGGTCGGGTTGATGGTTCGCGAGCGGGTCGAGGTCGATGGGTTCACCGAAGATGACCTCTTCAACGCTCATATATTTTCGAGGACAACGGCCTACCTCTCGGCGGCGATCATCTATGAAGGGGTCGGTCAGTTCGACGCGGCCCAACAATTTCGAGACAAGGGGGCGGACGCCTTCGACCGAGCGGCGAGGTCGGTCATCATCGACATCGCCGGCACCGGCGACCTCGGGCTCGTCGCCGACCTCGCGAGCCGTCGACAGGCCATTGACGGCGGCCGCAAGACCGACGTGAGGGGGTCGATGGCGTCTCGGTCTCAGACTGAGTACGAGAAGACCTTCGTGCCGACTCGGGGGATGAGACATTGATTAAGGTCAAGCTCTCGATGCCACTCGCTCAGATGAAGCTGGTCACCCCTCAGATGATGAGGGTCGTCGCGCTTGACTCGATTGCCCTGATCCGAGAGCGGACGGTCTCGGGTCTCGACGTGAACGGGCAACCCTTCAAGCCATACTCGACCAAGCCGATCTACATTCAGAACACAAGGTTCCCTCGACCTCGAGGGGGTCAGCCGGCCGGCAAGTCAGTCTTCTATCAAGGTGGCTACAAAGAATATAAAGAGCTATCGAGGGAACCCGGCAAGGTTGGCCCGAGACGAAACAAGAAGGCGAAGGGGCCGACCGCCGAGGTTGATCTGACCTTGACTGGGTTGATGCTCAACTCGATCCAAGTGACCAAGGTTCTATCGACTGGGTATATTCTTGAGGTCATCGGAAAGGCGGGCAAGTATGCCGGATATGTCAACGTCAAGAGGGAATTCATGGGCCTGACCATTCCCGAGCAGAGGATGATCGCCGAGTCATTTGATGAGCAGATCGCCAAGAAGTTGAGGGGGCGCTAATGGCCATCCGACAAGCGCTCGACTTCCTCATCGACCGGGTCGAGGCGACCACGCCGGCGAGCTCGATGTCTCATGGGTTCGTCTGTATCCAGAATGCCGACGGCTACTCATCGATTCTCGAGGCGAGACCGGGCAACATTCGCTACTTCGACTTCGGCAACGATGACTACATCCTACCCATCGACGACGGTGACGCCGGCCTATCGGGTCGGAAGAGGGCGACCCATACCATCCGAGTGAGGTATGACACGCCGGCCGACATCGGCCTTCGCGAACGGATCATGAGTGAAGACGCGACGACCCTAATCGATTCAATCAAGTCACCGGACTATTCGCCGGCGACAACCCAGATCACAACCTGCCTACCGGGATCTCCGGTCATCGAACCATTGTTCGACGATCAAGGGATCGAGGTGGCTTGGTTGCTGAAGTTACCTGTTCAGATTCTGTACAAAAATTGAGGTGAACCATGGCACCAACTTGGAGATCATTGTCTATCGCTGCCGAAGGGGCCTTCGCCTCAATTGACTCAGCGACCGGCCTGCCGACACCCGGCGCCCTATCATTTGTCTCGGCGCTCGTCGACCGCGATCCGATCATCGTGCCGGGTGATGCGGCCGCGACCGACCGACTCGACGCGCGCGACGGTCCCTTCAGCCTACCCCGAGAGCCAGACACGGTCTGGTCAGCTGGGTCTCGGGTCCGACGCCGAACCGGGTCGATCTCGGTTCGGTGTGACCTGACCACGCTCGGCACCGGCCTCGACTACGCGAGCACCGGCCTCGGTCGGATGCTTGGCGCGGCCATGAAGTTCAGCGCCGGCACCGCGCCAGACACGGTCGCGGCGACGGTCAACGCTAACTCATTCGACCCGACCGCGGCGACCAACACCTATATCATGGGCAACATTGTTGGCACCGAGATCAA